GACGTAGTATCTGTATCCGAACTGCCACTCTCTCATGCCAATCAAGCCGGAGCTCATGACATCAGATTGACCTCCTTGAAGAGCATCGGAATCTTTTGAAAGCTCAGATAAGAACTGGTCAAAATCGTACAATTGAGCCTGCTGCCACAAGTTGTCTCCACTGAGAATTACCTGGAAGTTATAGATTTGAGCCAGTGGGCAAGTGGTCGCTGGAGCTGTATCGAAAGGTGAGAAATATGGGATCAGCTGAGCAGATCCATTAGAAGATGGGTTGATCATGGGAATTACAACGAGCTCCTTTGGATTTACGATTGTATTACTGAGAATGGAGTTGAACTGTTGATTTGAAGCCACGCTAGTGACGTTGTAATTGTAAACGTCGTCGTAAACTACCTCTTTATTCTGTCCGACTTCAATATATTTGGCCTCATATTCTGGAGTAAACAGATAGCTGTAGACGTATAATCTGGTGGATGTCAAAAATGGATTTTGAACAGCTGTTTGCCCTGGAATAGTGGCAGATCCAATACCGGCAGCGAATGAGAGAGTGCTTGAAGCTCCAGCTACTGCGATTGAATTCATTGGATTGTCAGCAGCAGACGAGGTGACCATAATAGGATTAGTATTTCCATAGAGAGTTGGATTAGCGCTCATCACCATGGTTGGTCCATTAGTCAATGCAATTGTCATGCTTTGAACGGCATTATAACCAATTGTAAATTTGAAGAATCCTTTCTTGAGCATAGGTACTTTCTTGAAGAAGTCGCATACATCTCTCAATCGGATAGTTGCCAAGACGTGGAATTGGTAAATAGTGCCAGATCCTGATCCTGAAGTAGTAAAGTAGTTTTGGCCAACATTTGTATTCCATTGAGTTGAGCTACCTTGAATTGGGAGACTGTTCAGGCCTAAAGTAGGACTATATGCGGAGTTATAGCATCTCTTCAGAAGTCCAACGTTATATGACTCTAGATTAGTAGCAAAACTGGCAGATGGTTGACCAACTTGATTATTGCTGATACCATTACCGTTAGCACTCCCTCCGGAAGAATAATAAAAACTAGATGCTGTATCGATAACTTCTGCAGAGGAAGAAGCTCCATATTTCCTTTGAACATCTGTAGACCATGTAGTAGTTACCTTATAGTTCACGAAGAAATTTAGATACTGAGTCTGCTGCACAATATTTGTATTTTGGAAATCGACAGAAAGATAATTGATCAAATTCCAGCTTCCATTTTTAAGAAGTCCGGCCATGTAACCGCTTGGGGAAGCAGCTGAAATATCTGTGGAAGCTTTCATCGCAACGGTGAAAGGAATCTCGATATATGCAGATCGCCAGTCGATCCATCTGTTGTTGCTGGAGAGATTTGAGGAATCAATATTGATGATACCTCCAGTATAAGATCCGTTATTGAGATCTTGGACATAAGTCAAGAGTTTGCTGGACATGATATCAGCTGGAAGATCAGGAGTGATAGAATGATCATACACGAACTCGTCAGAAGCCATTATACTTAGTAAAAAAAAATTAATAAATCTGCAAATTTAGAAAATTTAAAACATGATGTATTTCGATTTCTTTTTTGGTGCGCCGGCTCCTGTTGGCTTGCTGCTCAATCTACTATGACCTTTCAGAGATAATTTATGAAGCGAATCCTTCAAGACTTCGACATTTGGATCGTGTTCATGCAGATGGCGATGATGAACTATCGCTTTAATTCCGCTTCCTTGTTTGTGTGAAATGTGATTGGATTTTCCATGACGTATAAACCCGCGCCTTTCCGAAACGAAGCTATCTCTCATCCTATATCTTTCCAACTTATAAATTTTGCGAATTATTCATCTTTCACCTTTAAAAGTAACATAATGGTTAAATTGGTGTCATTTATGGCGATCGCGTTTCCATTCTGATCAGTGAACGTAACATCAATATAAGTGTAGTTTCCTGGATAGATTGGCGAAAACTGCGGAAAATTGGGAGATGTATTGATCAAGCTGCCAAATTGGGTGCCAGCTGATGTGAAAGTATACAGAATAGTAGGGTTAGAATTATAGAAGTTTCGCAATAGAGAGCATCCGACTTGAATAGATTGTACTGGACTGACTTGAGGTGTAAACGTGGAAGTGTAGCTCTCTACAACTGTAGAATTTGCCGCTCCATAAGTGCCGGCAGAAAATCCAATAACTTGCTGAAAGTTGGTGCTCGGAACGATAAATCGAGGGCAGAATCCGGAGAGAGGCATGCCCGGGTTTGTCCATCCAGAAGGAAGAACGGATGGGACTGGAAATAGATTGACCTGTACTGCATAACTGGCCGCATTCTCGGCGATTTCGAAATAGTAGACGTACTGACCGGAAGAGTCCACGAGATATAGATTTGCCTGAATCATCTGCTGTTGTACATATGAATTTAAATCGGAAATGGACAGATTTTGATTGCCGATATTGATGTTCAGTGTGCCATATCCCGAAAAACTGATCGAGAAAGAATTATTGTTGTATGTGCTGCTAAAATTGAACCACGAGTAGAAAATAGAAATTTCACCGATGCCGACTTTACTACCTTTTTTGAAAGTAAACGCACCTGTGGGAGGAGTGTATCGATATACGTTATTGTACACGCTCGGAATGAGATTTGTATTATTCAAAACAAGAGGAAAAATAGTCCCTTCATCCATATTGAGCGACATCCTATATATTCGTATCCTTATTTTTTTGAACTCGAAATAATTTGAACTGTTTCAAGAATTTGATAAAGTTGTCTCGAGACGGATCGCGCATGATATGAGCCAGAAAATTAAGAACATACTGGCCGCAGAAATTTCCATCAATATCTTGGATATCATATGGGTTTATAAATATGTGCTTCAAGTTACGTGTCCACTGTTTGGCCAAATCCATAATTTCATCAAGAGGTGGTGCGCCATATGAATCAAAGATAAATGCGAGTTTATTTGGCGCTAGATATGCTCCTACCCAGTGAGTACCTCCTGATCCATCGTGAGATGAGGCAAGATTTATGATATAACCGCCTGCTTTGGGCATTTTGGGAAGCTCATCCTTGAAACCAATAAAATTGAGAGGGACATGTAGTTTTTTTGCCCAGTTTTCCAATTCCTCATCGGTTGTTCTGCCTTTAGTGTACATATATCTGTCAATTTAATCTAAAACTCCCGGATTTACCTACTTTATGATGTTTTCGCACGCCAGATCCTTTGGCCATTTCTTGATGCTGAATTAGGCTTGGATACTTGCTTGGAGCTAAAAGAGGAGTAAATTCCGACGCGGGCCACGTATGACGAATTTGACTAGATGACATGTCTACATCACTCTGGGTCGCTCCGTGACCGTATTGTCCTGCCCGATATCCTCCTTTAATCGCACCTCCATGACGTCTTCTCAATCCTACTCCGGAAGCGTCATAAAATTTATTTGCAGCGGCGTTTCCGATCTGTTTTGCAATTTCTTGACCTTGAGGGCCAGCCTTAGAACCAATCAGAGTAGAAGCGGCGTTGATTCCTTGATCTACAAGTCCATGTACAATTGGTCTTACGGATTGCTTGTAAACATCAGTATCTAGAATGTGACTTTTAATCCAAGAACCTGCATTTTTCAGCTTGTTCCAAAACTCCTTCAGCCCCGCTCCACTCATTTCTAACTCATGTGGAGTCATAGTTAATCTGGCACCTTTTCGTTTAGAAGCGGCCTGATGAACCTTTTTGGCAGTCGTGTGATGAAGAACTACATGATGAGCGTGTTGACCATCATGCGAGATTTGGTGGGGTTTCAACTGCACGGCGTGGCCGTTGCGCAATCGCCTAAATTGCTTCTCAGTAAGCGTCATCGGAACCTTATGATAACCCTGCATTATACTTCAAGAAAAAAAAATATTTGAGATTTTTCATAAAATCAAGGCCTAAGAATCGACCACCATAATCTGGTACATGATTTTATTGCTTTCAGCCTTACTGATGTATCCTGCATCGATCATCTTTAAAAGCAGCACTTTCAGCTCCTTGATAGTCTTTTTTGAGTGATTTCCGGAATTAATCTCGCCAGTAAGAATCTTCAGTTTCTTCAGGCATTTATCCCGTTCTTTATCGGTTGATTTTTTGTGATCTCTAAGGCCTTTTACATCTTCCGGAGGCACTCGCAGCATATGGATCAGTTCATCATATAGTTTCTTCTCTTCGGACTTAAGTTTGTTATATTTTTTGCTATTGAACTGCTTATCATCTACGAGATCCCAAACCATATCACACATATCGGAGCTTATCGCGCGTTTTGGGAAGTGTTTGATGCGCCATGCACTGGGATATTGGATGTACAGATATCCTTTTTGTAAAGATGGAATATGAACGAGATATCGTCCAGCTGATTTGTGACGCGGGATTTTCATTTTAATTCCAGTACCTTCTGCTCTATATGGGACGAATAAACCATCTCGTTGTAGTTCAGAAGCTAATAAAGTTGCAAGTGGAAATCTATTGAGAATTATTGCTTCTATTTTTTTATAATACTTCCCCGCGTTTCCCCTCCTTATCACTGCGCTTCTATTTTCTCTATCAGACCATGTTGGAACATATTCTGCATCTTTAAGTTCTTTGTTGAAGAGTTTTGTAATTTGTCTTTTAAAATCGGACGTAGATTTTTGATGAAAATCATTGATTAGGTTTCGAAGATATTCTCGCGCATCTCTATTTTGAAGGGCCATTTCTCCAGCTTTCTTCTCTTCATCGTCATATTCTGGTGCGTCCTCAGAATATCCAGTAATCTCATGATAATAATCTTCAGCACTTTGAGCTGCACCTTCAGGAGGAGAATTACCTTGCATTTCACGAAGAATCTCACTTGTTTCACGTGCATATATACCATTTTCGCGAATAGAATCATTAAGTTGTTGAAGTTGTTCTTCGCTAGAATGCCGCAGTAGGTTAAGAACTTGTTTTATTTCCCCAGCCTTAATTCCATTTTCAGCAAGTAATAACTGCGTCACTTTCATTTCATCTTTTACGGAAGTTAGTGCACCCAAAAGTTTTTCCGTATTTCGATTCTGCCGAGATCTAAAACTGCCTTTAGAATTGGCAATTTGACCCCAATCTATATTTCTTATGTCAGGAAAGGAGTTTAACAATATCGCATTTCTTTTCATCATGGTATCCTCGTCGTTGTCAGTTGGGTATCTAAACTTACTTACAAATCGGAGTTCTCCTCTGTATAAAGATGGAACATCAGCGACTCCTTTGGGGAAAGTGTCTTTATATGCCTCTTCGACTTCTTTGTTATCTAAATCCACCAATTTTAGCGCCAACTTTAGCGCATCAGGCGAGAGTCCAGAATCTCCACCTAAATGAGCTTCTACTCTACCTAAATGTCCAGTGATAGCATCGGCTTTCTGGCTAGCAGTCAAAGAACTAGATTCTATTGCTGTTTTGATAGCCGTAGCCTTTTCGCTTGCCACAAGCGAACTTGCATTAATGGCACTTATAATCTCGTCCAATTTTTCCTTATTCCGTACATATACTGTCGTCAACATGTCCCCAATTAAGGCAGATTTTTCTCCAGCTGCAAGTGAGCTCGCATTTATTGCGTCCAAGATGTCATTCAGTTTCTTTTGGCCTCTTACATATGTTGTCATCAAAATGTCCTTAATAGCATCAGATTTCTCGCCAGCTGCAAGTGAGCTCACATTTATTGCGTCCAAGATCTCATTCAGTTTCTTTTGGCCTCTTACATATGTTGTCATCAAAATGTCCTTAATAGCATCAGATTTCTCGCCAGCAGCCAGTGAGCTCCTCTTGATTTCATCGATTGCTTCCTGCAATTTATCCTGTGAGCCTTCTAGAATAGATTTGATGTCTGTGAGAGTGCTGCCAAGAGTAGAGATATCCGAATTATTCAGCTTCTCTTGGAATAGCTTCCAATTAGTCAAAAACATGTTAATTGTGGTATTCGCGCTAATTTTATAGTCATCGAAAAACTTATCCGCATACGTGTTAAAGAGCAGGATTTCATCCTTCGCGATGAGGTCTCCCATAACAGAATCCACGTCTTTTGGCGAGAAAATAGTTGACAATTTTTGATAAGCGAGCTGCCTCTGATAAGAAGAATCTTTGAGCTTATCTTCTGAATTTCTCTGTGAGAATTGCGGCGCCAGTTGTAGTTCAGCACGAGTGATAGAATTGTTATCGATATCTTTGATTTTGGCGTTATTCGATGCCTGTAAAGAGAGCTGCTTATAGTACTTGTCAAGCTGCCTTTGTAAATCTGCGCGATCTTTGTATGAACCAACTGTAAATGCGATACTCATATATATCATTTGGACAAAAAAAATTCCAAGCATTTATTCATATTCAGGATCTGGTCCCATAAGTCTATCAAGAATAGAAATGTTTTTCTTTTTCGACGCTGCAGTATTTCTTTTTTTTACTACGATTGGCTTCCAATTATATCTCCACTTTTTATCATTCGGACCTTCCAAATCAATCATTAAAAAATCATTTTTAGTTGCTGTTGCTTTCTCATAAAGATCCATTACGCTTTCAAAATCCATATTGAATGAATATTCTCTCAATACTAAAGCCAGATCCTTATCACTCGTGAGCTTTTTCAACACGATATATGTCGCTTGACTACGTATAGTTTTCGGAATTCCATAATACGATTGACTGATGTATACCATACTAATTCCATGCTTACGTCCTCTCACAAAATAATCAGTAATAGCTGGCTGTAAACTTTTTGTTGCAACCAAATCATCGAAAACAGCTAAACTAGAAGAATATTGCTCTAATTCTGAAATAGCTGGAACCTGATTTTCATAAAATGTCACTGAATTTGGTAGTTTTTTAGCAAGAAATTCGTAAAGTGGCTCATGACGACTCTTCAAACACACTATTATGTGCTCGAATGTTCCTGAAGTCATTTTGATCATGTTCATCAACCAGTTAGTTTTTCCAGCTCCGGATGCTCCTACAACCAACATTCGAAAAGGTACATTTAGCCCATGCTTTTTGAATCCTGGATTGTGATATACTTTTCGCATTTCTTTGGGAATCTTCTCATAATAGTTGACTGGCTCCATCTCGCTTATATTGAAATCAAGAAATTTGTTGACACTGATATACATGAGTACGGTTAATCCCCCATCGGAATTTGTCCCTATATTCAACCCTTCATATTATTCATCTGGAAGTAGTAATCTCACGTTAGATGAGGCCAATTCCCTCTATGCCAAATTATCGGGCTCTGTAATTCGAGGACTAACCACGTTCCAGGCCGGCCTTTCGACACCTTCTATTTCGAATGCAGGTTTGGCGTTTACGATGCCCGGTTCTAGCGGCCAATTCGCCCTAGTCAGCCAAATTCCGAGCTTGTCTAGTTATGTAACTCTAAATGACGACCAGACAATACAAAATAAAACGTTTCAATTCTCCAGTAATACAAGTATCGCATCTATAGCTACACCCACGTTTACGACCTCATTTGCCCACGGTCTTGCAGTTGGAGATACAGTCAGTTTTCCATCGGTCGGCTCCATCACAGGAATTACCGCAAATACAAACTATACTATCGATACAGTCGCTTCCACGACCCAATTTACTCTATTTGGAGTCGCTTCCATTGGAGGAACCGTAGGTACGGCGTATTACATTCTTGTAAATCGATTTCCAACGAACTATTCTACAAATGGCGGGGAATTCCGGCTTATTGACGCAAATAACACCACCAGACCACTTGTATTCGATATCGCCGGAGCTACTCAACCAATCGTGATGCGAGTGCCTCTGACAACGGCGGCCCCAATCATTTTTCCTTCAACTGGCGGAACCGTCGCAGTTCTATCAGCAACCCAGTCCTTTACAGGGACTACCACTTTTACTGGGCAAGTTCTTTCAACACGTGCCGGAAATTCTGCCGCAGCCTCTTCTCCAATTTACATCAATCCTTCATCAAGTACGGCCATGTCCGGAGCCAATAGTTATACTTGGACTTATTTCAATACGCCGGTCACTTCAGGAACAACGACTGGAAATGCAAGTACACTCACAATTGCGGGAGGTCCGACAGTCGCAGCTTCAGGAGGAAATTATGCTCTACGGATTATCGCTAGTCAGTCTTCGATCCCTGCTGGGACAGTTGCGGCTCCATCGTTGGTTTTTGGAACTGCGGCGAATAGCAGCGGCCTGTATTCTTCTGCAAATAACGTGATAAACGTGGGAATTTCAGGGACCGCAATTGCCACAGTAAATTCGACAGGTTTGTCCATCGCAGGATTGATTTCCGGCACTTCTCTGGTGGCAGGCGGGGGAGCACTTGCGACTCCATCCATCTACATGACCGGCGACACTGGAACTGGTTTCTATCGATCAGCTGCCGGAAATTGGGACTGGGTGACGTCGAATACTTCATATTTCAGAGTAAGTAACACCGGAATTACCTCAACTGCTGCCAATATCGTAAATACAACTACAACTGGAGGCTTGAAAGTGGCGACTACCGGCAGCTTAATAAGTCAAATTCAACAAGGTGTATTTTTATTTACTAATGTCCCCGTACCTGCTAGTTCATCTCTTACACAAACATTTTCTTTCTCAGCCGCTTTTACTTCTGCTCCAAATGTTCAACTTACAGTGAATTATGTTGGTACTGGAGGTGGACATGACAAATGTATTGTACTTGCTGCAAGTATAACTACTACTCAAGTCACAGTATATGTGTACAACACTAATCCATCAGCATCAGCTACTGGAAATATTTCCATTGCTTATATCGCGTCAAACTAATTTCCAAAAACCCCAAGATTTGAAATCTTGGAATAAATTTTGAGGATAGATATACTTATGCCAGTACTCCAGATCGCGAACTTAACTCCAAGTACTCCTATTGAAATCGGTAGCATGATTGTAATCGAAAACATGCAGGTGCGCGAGTATGATTCTAAAACAGATTCTCTAGATGACGTTATCGGCGTGATTTATCCCAGCATCAACTATTCTGGACGAGCCTTCAATATTGGCGACGGACCTCTTTACTACGATTTCGACTACTACACATGGAACGAAGATCTTTCTCTGGCACTGGATGAGTTTGACCAGCCAATTGAGAACTCCAATTATGAACCTGTAAACGCGTGGTATTCGACGGGTGATTATTCGACTGTTCTCACTCATGGGATGGGGCCAGTCTTGAAGAGTTATGGATCGCTGCCAGCCCGATGGAAGATCCTGAGCGAAAAAACAGATTACTATTGGGTTCTTATCAGATAGATATATGCCGATTATCCCTGCAATCATGCCCAAAATCAAGATGATAATCAAAAGCAAGTGCATAAGTAAGTGTTGCGTATCTGAGGATTCCGTCAGCGTCCAAAAATGCTCACACTGCAATGGAAGCGGAAAAAAAATAAATATGGAAGAACCAGAAATTAGTAGAAAATCAGTTCAGTTTCCTAGAGTATAAGAACATGGCCTCGCAATTAAGCGACGAAGAATTATTGGACAAAGTACAAAAGAAACTTCATAAGTTGCGGATTCCTTTCATTTCCGTAGGAATTAGCGAAAAAAAAGGCAAGAAACTGCGGCTCACACTAGTTGACGGCCATTCTGTGGATTTCGGAGCAAGAGGATCCCAGACGTTTCTCGAAGGGGCATCTGAATCCAAACGGAACGCTTACATAGCAAGACACTCACAGATTCGATTAAAAGACGGCTCACGGGCCATTGACAGGCGTTTATCTGCTTCGTGGCTGGCAGCTAAAATTTTATGGGATGGTTGATTCCAAGATTTCAAATCTTGGGGATTCACGTACTCTGGGGCTAATTCGTGGTCTTCTGGCGATGCGGAAATTCCCGCTTCGCAAATTTCTAATTTCGGGGGTTCACTTTTGTTTGCTCGCCGCCGCTTTTTGGCTTCAGTAGGAATTATGTCTTCAGTTCGCGGATTTCTGACTGATTTGGGCTTAGAGGCGATATATTTCCACATTTCGCGAAATTTCTCATCGTAAATACAGAGACTCTGCTCCCTAATTCTTCTTTTGAATGTACATCTTCTGCAGACGCGCATGTAGTCTCCTCGAGAAAAAATGTCATATTCCGAAATTTCGAGATACCGCTTGCACGTCCCGCATTTCTTCACTTGAGTCATACATATAAAAAAGTTTATCGTCGGATTTTCCTAATTAATTATTTTTTTCATTTTCCGAATATATGGAATCCAAGATCAAGAAGAGAGGTAGTCGACAGGAAGTTTTCGAAGGCAGAGCTCTGATGACATCGGGGAATTTGTCCCGAGAAGACCTCATTTTTAATGAGAGAACTGGCAAGATCATCACTAATAAGGAGAAAGAGAGAGGAGAGAAATTGAAGGAGGTCATGGGAAGAAGAAATACTGCACCTCCCAAAATTTCAAATTTTGAAGAAGAAGAATTGCCGCCTGTTGAACCGGAACTCGAATTGAAGAGAACTATCAGCGAAATCCCACCTGAGGAAAAAGCTCCTGTTAAAAGCCGCCGAACCGCCGCTACTCCGCGAAAACCAAAAGCGGCCGCAAAAAAAAAGACAGTTGAGCTCTTGGTTCCAGAATTAGAAATTCAAGAGTAGGAATCTATCTGGAAGACCGGGTACAGAACTCGCCGTATGGATAGATGGAGGTTTTCGTGTCTAATCTTTTTGACACGAGATTCACCTCATAAAAACCAAATCAATTCCGTTTTCTTTTTTTTTGTTTTTTTTTTACAAATTTTGGAAAAAAATATCTACAAGCCAAACATATTTTTGAGAGCATACTTTATACATTTTGAGAGATTATAAATGCCGCAGACAATCTTTGAAATAATAAAGTTCCATTTGCAGGTCTTTCTGCATATTTTCGTAAAATTCGGCCATTTGCGGATCGCTCCGTATGGATACATCTAGGGCGGCGATCTTGGCCTTCGTTTCTTTGATTTTGAACATAAGTTGGGCTCTATTCATATATTATGGACTTCAAAAACTCTGCGATTCTTGATAAAATTGAGGACGCGATTAACGAGAAGATTGATATTCCAAACGTAAGTGATCAGCAGGAAGGTTATTTGATTCATCTCATGATCGCCCTGGCGGCGACTGTAGTTTACATAATTATTCAAAATTTGTGATATCGGGAAATCGATATCACAAAAAATCTTGCGAAAAATCGGCGTCTGGTTCTGTATTGAGATCATGGTATAGACATGCTATAATCTGCCACTTGCGAAATCGAAAAGATACGCCTAATTTACGTAAGAAGGGTATCGTATTTGTGATGTCGTATTTTACAAAATGAAAATTGAGCTCGTGCATGAGCCGCTGCTTCTTGAGCAGTTCCGCGGTCGGCGCGAGGAAGGACAGGATCTCGTCGATGATCTCGGTTGGGAGCTGGAGTAGTTTCAGAGCATGATAAGCCATATACCTCACAAAAGAACGAATCGTTATCTTTCTGAAATCGCATCTAAATGGCTAATTGGAGCTCGAATATCTGGGTTTCGCGAATTGGAAGATGTAAAAGAAGTTAGTCTCTATTGGCCCAAAATTCTCTCAGCCTTGATTTTGTACGCTTCTTGCACAAGCTGAAACCATATTCTTCAAATACTTCCTGGACTATATTCAATTCATATTTTGTCCAGCATGGAGCCCCATAAAAAGCTTTCAAGAACGTATGAATTTCAACTGGCCTATCTGAAATTGCATCATCAGAGTTTCTCCATAATTCAAAATTATCCTGCATTTCTTCTTGAGTGATCCAAGGCCATTTACCAATTCCATGCAATCTTATTGTTTTATACTCGTTCGGTTTTTTGTTATACCAATCAACCATTTCAATACCTCCTTCGGTTACAGTCTCAGGAAGAAACTTGCAGCCGCCTCCAAATCTACTTGCGAGCTCATCACAGATCAACATGATCTTCTTTTTTGTGATCGGGGACATCTTATTATGATATTTGAAGTGATCACCAGGGGTATAAGTAACGTAGTGGCCGTTCTTCTTACTGATACTCATATTATAACGTACTGAATTTTTAACATAAACTGAGTTACATTTGCCTTCCAAATAGCCGTTTTGAACTCAAAAAAGAAGGTATCAAAAAGAGGTATCATTTTCATAAATCCTGAAATTGCTCCAGATCATGAATTAGATGCAGAAAACCTCCATTTTTAACAAAATTGGCCATATTTGGCATGTAAATAGTACTATGGGATCGAAAAAGAAGGTATCATTTACAGGTATCATTTTAGGTATCAAGTCGATTTAGCTTTTGGTTTGGCCCGAGGTCAGACCAAAATATTTTCCTCTCAAAAAAATCTAATTGGCTCTGATACCTAAAATGATACCTGTAAATGATACCTAAAAATCGCTCTCAAACTGCAGAATTTGGCATATTTTGCAAAAAAAAGACCAAGGTATCAAAAAGAGGTATCATTTACCAAGGTCCATATTTCGACTTAAATCAACCATAATACGTGATATCCTGCGATACAATTTCTTCCTCTGCATCTGACTGGCACTCAGACGCGGGGGATTGTTTTTTTGCAATTCCGTTAAGCTTCTTACCCCATTTATCCAAATCGTATACGTAACAGTTATGCAGGGTTCCATTGATCTTCTTACGCTTATCATATTCTTCTATTTCAAGTGTCGCCAATTTTTCTTTGAAGTTATTCAGAGTGGTATTGGTATTTTCTCCATTTTCAGTTCGCCACTGGTTAAATGCAGCATACAAGTTTTTGGTCGTAACTATTTCTATTCCATTCTTCTGCTTATGAAGAATTGGCAATTTGAATTTGTCTTCGATCAGATCTTTTACGAATCTCTGGGGCTGTGGCAAGCTGGCAGCCTTCATCGATCGCTTAAGCTGCGTATCGGGAAACTTCCTTGGGTTGAATCCCTCAATATCCAAGCTGGCAAAATAGTGGAAAAATGATTTTATCAAATCCGGATTTTCAAATTTGGCAGCCAAATCGGCATAATAATCCAAATTCTGTAGCTTATCGTTATCAATTCGAATTGGCAGCAGCCGCCGGTCATCTATTGGAACGTTCATCACATTTTTTTCGTTCGAAATTATGAAGTGACGCGCTGTATATCGTACGTTATATGGATCTACCCCCTTAGGCTCGATTGTGATTTGACCGTCAGTAATCATAGATTTTAATTTCTCCATATCAATTTTCTCTCCATATTCTTTTGCTTCATATCCAACGACCATAAGTGCGCTCTCCAGCTGCTTGTTGAATTTTCTTGTAAGATCCTTGGCAGAATTAAATTCTCTGAATAGTCGCGGACCCATAGCGGAACTGATGAGCTTGAAGAACATGGTTTTTCCAGTTCCTTGACATGATGAAATAATTACAGCAACTTCTGGACTCTCATATGGTTTTTGAATCATGTGGGCAAAATATTTCTGCATGTAGTTCCAGATAGATTCTTCGTCGTTGCAAATTACTTTCCTCATGTGATCGAGGGCGCACTTGATCAAATCCATATCAACTGTAAATTCGGGCTCAAATTTGTAAGCGAAACCAGGAAATAGATTGAATATTTCTTTTTCATCGTAATTCACGTCTTCGCGCCGCAAATATGGAATAAAATCCACCCTATCATGACGTGGAAATCCAGGCAGACAAGCCTGTTTTCTTAATATTTTACTAAATGAAGTGTCCACTATTCTAGTACTCCCTTTTTCGTTGACAATCTCATACGAAAAATGGAAGTCGCCATCACCTTTAAATGGCATATTGCCGATAAGTTCCCAGTACGTTTGATACTGCTTAGTTTTATCATTCAACCTTCTATTTTTAGTTAACCATAGACAATTACCGTTGTTATCAATTTTTACGATGCACGCCTTTAAATACGGAACTAGCAGCCATGGAGTCAGGCCTTCTCGGCCAGCATATAGATCATAATCTCGGAAATATATATTTTCCTTTACTTTCTCACGATGTTCAAAGTAGAATTCGTTGAAAACGAAAGAGTTATCCTCCTTCAAGAAATGCCATAAAGTTCCACCTTTAATCGCGCCTCTACTCTGCGACATCATTTTTTCTACTTCATCGCGACCTTGATATTTGGAAGACTGCCTTGAAAATTCATCCGCGATATCTAATCCCTTTTCTGGAAACTTCTGGCTGCATGTTGCGATGGCAAATAGAATTTTCATCCAGTCTTCATAAATATCCGCGCGAGTTCTAGAGAGACTCATTACAAGTTTTTGTAAGGTTTCTGGACTTATTTCAGAATCTCCATTATCGTTAACTATTGCTACAGTTTTTATTGGTTTGGATACCTGTCTAACTTCCAGCGAGAACTCGCCGCAATCGCAAACCAAAATATGAGTGCCCGAAAGTAATTTCTCGAGATAATCCGGTAAGTCGGCGATCTCACAGTCGTCCCCTAAAACGTGCTCATCTGCCCACTTATATCTCTTTTTTGCCTCGGGATGTATACTTCCAGGTCCAATCAAATAGCCGTTGTCGCTTCTGGCATCGACTTTAGCTCTTTTCTCAGCGAAAGGTTCATCTTTTTCAGTTCTAATTTTGACGTAGATCATATCAGTTCCTTGTTTATGGAAACGATCAGGATCATATCGAAAATAATAATGGCACCCTCCAGTTGGTGTAAGTACTTTTGGCGTGTGAAAATCGTTTCCATTATTAAATGCATCAAGTATCCACAGCATGACATTTTTACCACTCATTTTGAGTTTCTTATCATCGGAATCTTTCAATACATCACAATCTACTCCAAAAATACCGTTAACAGCTCCACAAGGAACTCCATAATTAAATCCAGCCTCTACTTTTATCGATTTGCCCTTTTTAACCACGAGATCAGTCCATGCTACAAGTGGCTGTTTTCCTTTGCATGGGAAGATCTTCCATCCGGAATTGGTAATCTGAGGATCGACGTGTGGTTGGCCGCTCATCAATTCAATATATCTATGTCAGATCTTTTAAATGAAATTTCAAAGTCATCGTTTTAAATCGTCTATTATATAGAGATGGAAGATCCTATATCAAACATCTGCGTTCCATTTACGAACAAATATGGCAGATTACTCTCTGCTCAGGAGAGAGCTACTAAAAAATGGTTAATGAAACATCCAGAAAAAAGTAGAGAATACAGGAGAAAGTATGTTGAGGCTCATAAAGAAGAGATCCGGAAAAAAGAATTAGAAAAGGTTACATGCGACTGTGGTCTTGTTCTATCAAGAACTAACGTTTCCACACATCGGAAATCCCAAAGGCATATGAAGTGGCAAGAACAGCAGCCATAACTTTCAAAATCTGCGAATCAAAAAAAAATAATTATCCAAAATTGCGATCTTTTTTTTATTTAAATTTTCCAACATCAAGCTCTTATTTTTTTACTCTGAAAAACATTTTTAAACCACGAAATAAATCCATATCAAATAAACGAAGATTACTTTTCTCTACTTCATGATAGAGATTATATTGCGTATATTCAAGCAGTTTATCATACATTTCATAATAACGTTCTCCATCATGAAGTATTTTTGCCATTTTTTCAATTTCTATGAAAATAGAACTTATTTCATTACTATTGCGGTATTCGCTGAAATAGCCTCCATTACGTGTATGAATTTCATCCGCCGCGAGCATACGAATCGCAAAATTAAAATCCTGAATTAATTCAGTACATTTTACAAATCCAGGAGTCCCAATAAAGTAATCCGAAAACGTAGAATCAAACATAAATCCTTCAATATTAAAATAAAAAATGCTAATCTCACGAAGATCCCGCCATTTTTCACACTCTCTTTCAGAGGGACCCATGAATGACACG